CAATGTGTGTGTTGAGATTTGCTAAGATGCGATCATCTGATCCTCTTTTGTCTAGCACACTCTATAAATCTTTAGACACATGTGTCCGCTGTATATTTTTTGAAGTTGATTTAAATGTCCAAAGTGAAGATGATGACTATTTTGGAGATTTGAGAGATATTCTTGATAATTACGAGATGGTTAAACGTGCTCCAATATATAAAAAATTTTATAGATTTATTATGTACGCTTTAAGTTTATCTCTATTTGATAATTTTGGTTTATCTTTCACCTCTCTTGGTTATCGAAAGATTGAATCAGATGCAATTAAACGTGAATATCATCTTGGTCCAGATTTGTTTCATTGTATGGCAGATACTATTCTTTTTCTTTGTGAACGAGGTCATCAGTGTGTAAAGACAGGTTCTTTGGATCCAATTTTTCACTCTGGTGATTCTTATGGTAAATGGTTTGACTCGTCGAGATTATTATTACGACAATATCAAAAAATCGGACGACCTGAAGAAATGGGTATCTCTCGACACGAATTCCGTTCAAATCTTGAGATGCTTATTGACAAAGGTCAAGCTATTTACACAAGAGCAAAGAAAGTTGGAGATTTTGAAGCTCGCCACGTTAATAAAATGCTTGGTGACCTTGAAATGATTCGATTTGACGAGAGAACTTTTGATATTACCGCATCAATGCGTAATCCACCTTTCACTATCTTGCTCAATGGTGAATCAGGAATAGGAAAATCCAGTATAGTTGATAATCTATTTTATCTTTATTCTGGTATCAACAACTTACCTACTGAAAATATTAATAAATATGTTCGTAGAGGTACAGAAAAACATTGGAATAATTTTAAAAGTAGTGCTCACACTGTCATCTTTGATGATGTGGCATTTATGAATCCAAATTATGCTCCTAATGGTGATCCAACCGTTTTGGAGTTCCTCAATGTTATTAATCCTATCCCATTCACTCCTGATCAAGCTAGCTTGGAGGATAAGGGGAAAAATCCCTTTCTTGCAGAATTTGTTATAGCAACAACAAATACTAAGCATTTAAATACTGGAAAGTATTTTGCCCACCCAACTGCAATTAATAGGAGATTTCCTTTTGTCATAACTCCCAGTGTGCGTGAAGAATATCGAAAGAATGATTCACATGCTTTAGATAGTTCTAAGACTGAGGATGTTCCTGGTCGATTCCCAGACTTTTGGACATTCAAAATCGAGACTTGTGCTCCACAACTCACATCTAATAAATCACTTGGTACAGCTCCACAATTCATTGTATTACACGAAGCTTTATCTACAGATGATTTTATTAAGTGGTTTATCGGTGCACAGAAGAAGCATAAAGAGGATCTTCTCGTTATGAAAGAATCTTTGACGAATGTTAGGACCATTAAATATTGTTCAATATGTAAGCAACC